GATATTTATAAATGAAGGATATCAGACACCTAAAGCACAAAATGATTCTAATTATGTGCCAGAAGTGTTACCTAAACGTAAGTCACAAAAAGAACAAGTAAGTTATGTAAAAGACCCTATGTTGAATAAAGTACTCAATGAAACAGCACAGAAAGATGAATTTCAAGAGTACCCAACAATGAGTGGTGAAACATTTGACACTTCAAGAATGGCTGAGATGTTAGGATATGGTGGTGGAGCATTTGGTAATCCTGAAATGAAAAGACAATCTATAGGAATTACAACCGCTCAAGCAGCTGGTGTGAATCCAGATAGTGTTCCTGAGGATGTGATGAAAGCTCTAACAAAAGATTATAGTGGTGTTATGAAAGCTTTAGATAAGAAGGATGGTAAGATATAATGAGTGTAATACAAAATGATTTAGATCCTGATGTACTGATTGGATTACAGCTTCCATTAGGGACACATCAAAACGGAGTGTTCAAGCAGACACAGACTTTGTTAGAACAAACTAAATCTAATATAAAAAATTTACTACTAACAAGAAGAGGAGAGAGGTTAGGTAATCCTAACTTTGGCTCTAACTTACTAAGCTTAGTGTTCGAACCTATAAACGATGATACACAGAATTCGATAGAGGAAGAGATAAGAGGATCTATTGCTGAGTTTTTACCAGCAGTAAAGGTAAGGAGTGTAAATTTCAGTAACAATGAGAATACATTATCACCTACGATAGTATTTTCTATAGATACGGATACCACTACAGTAGAGGATATAACACTAGACTTAGGTTCTCTTGTAGATCCTATAACAGGAGAAGAAGGACAACCATTTAGTAGAAGATTAGGTGGATAACTGGAGAGAGTAAATGCCATATACAGCACCAAAAAATGAATCAGTAAAAGAGGTAAAGTATCTAAATAAAGATTTTGCTTCTCTAAAAGCAAATCTAATAGAGTTTGCTAAGGTTTATTTTCCAAACAACTACAATGATTTCAATGAGGCTTCACCAGGAATGATGTTTATTGAAATGGCTAGTTACGTTGGTGATGTTCTTTCCTATTATATAGACAACCAATTCAAAGAAAGTTTACTAGCATATGCGGAAGAAAAGAAGACTGTATATAATATGGCTCAAGCTCTTGGATACAAACCAAGACTAGCAACGCCATCCTCCGTATTCTTAGATATTTTCCAAACAGTTCCAGCTAAGTCAAGTGGAACAGGAGCTAGTTACACAACAGCTCCTGATTTATCATATGCTTTGAATATAAAGGGTGGTTTACAGATAGAATCAGATTCAGGAGTGGTGTTTACATCAACGGAAGATTGTAACTTTAAGTTTTCTTCTTCGTACGATCAAATGACAACTACTATATTTGAATCTAGTAATAACGTTCCAGTAACCTATCTACTTAAGAAAAGTGTCAGAGCTCAGAGTGGAAATGTAACTACTGAATTTATTACAATAAATGCTGCTGAAAAATACAAAAGGATAGCTTTAGCAAATACTGATGTTACTGAGATAATTTCTTGTGTGGATAGTGATGGAAATACTTGGTATGAAGTTCCTTTCTTAGCACAAGATACTGTATTTACGGATTCCGAAAATACTACAAAAACAGATCCTGATTTGGCATCACAATCAGACCAAGCACCATATCTACTAAAGTTATTAAAGACATCAAGAAGATTTACAACATTTATTAGGGAAGATGGTAGAACTGAAATGAGGTTTGGTGCTGGTATATCGGATAGTCCTGATGAAGAGATTATACCAAATCCTGATTCCGTTGGTTCTTCCTTGCCTGGCTCACCATCAAAGTTAGGAGACGCTTTCGACCCATCAAACTTTTTACAGACAAAGGCTTATGGACAAGCTCCAGCAAACACCACTTTGACAATAAGATATAGATATGGTGGTGGTATATCAAACAATGTCGGTGCTGCAACCATAACAAATGTACAGAATGCTGTAGTAGAGATAGATTCTGCTGGACTAAACTCTGCTCTACTAGCACAGACAAGAAACTCTGTCGGTGTCACTAATCCACAACCAGCAACTGGTGGTAGGTCGGCTGAGAACATCGTAGAAGTTAAGAATAACGCTTTAGCATACTTTCAGGCACAATCAAGAGCTGTTACTAAGGAAGATTATATAACCAGAGTATACGCTTTGCCACCAAAGTATGGTAATGTTGCTAAAGCATATATAGTACAAGACAGTCAGTTAGATGTGGTTGATACAGGTGCTAATTCAGACAATAGAATCATAAACCCATTAGCATTGAACTTATATCTGCTTGGGTATAATGCATCAAACAAACTAACCCAACTGAATCAAGCGGTAAAAGAAAACGTTCAAACCTATCTAACTCAATTTAGAATGGTTACCGATGCTGTAAATATAAAGGATGCTTTTATAATCAACATCAATGTAAAATTTAATATAATAACAAAGACAGGATATAACGGAGAGGAAGTTCTACTAAGAGCAATACAATCCGTCAAAGAGTTTTTTGAAATTGATAAGTGGCAAATAGGACAACCAATAGTATTAGCAGATTTAGCTTATAGGATATCAGTAACCGATGGTGTCTCTGCTGTTGTTCCACCTGAAGAAAATAATCCAAATGGTTTACCCGTAACTATTGGAAATAAATTCTTAGCCTCCAATGGTTACTCAGGAAATATGTATGATATGATAGCGGCTACAAAGGATGGTGTAATCTATCCATCTATGGACCCAAGCTGCTTTGAACTAAAGTTTCCAGCAACCGATATCGAAGGTAGGGTTGTCGGTTCTTCAGCAGGAGGTAACTAATGCACTATTTTATTTTTCCAGATAAAGATACAACATTATATCAGGAAAGTGGAAGTCAAAACACTGGACTTGATGAGATTTTAGAAGTCAGAAAGGATTTATCTGCGGTTGGAACCAATCCAAAGGTATCTAGAGCTTTATTGAAATTCGACATATCAGAGATTTCACAATCTATAGTTAGAGGAACGATATCAACGGATGCTAAATATTATCTGAACCTATACGATGCTAATCCATCTAACCTTTCTGTAACTCAGACTCTTTGGGCTTATCCTATAAGTCAGAGTTGGGCTGAAGGAGAAGGTTTCAAAGCGGATAATCCAACTACGAATGCGGGTGCTAGTTGGAACTATTTAGATAATGCTGATGATAAGACTCAATGGTACGGACCTTTGACTGGTTCAGGTGGTACTTGGTTTACTGATGTGTATGGTTCTCAATCTTTAGAGTACGAAACAAGAGACATAAGAATGGATGTTACTCCTATCGTAAACTCTTGGTTGGATGGTACATATACTAATGAAGGATTTATAGTAAAAAGAAGTGGTAGTTTTGGTAATGGTGATACTAATACAGATGAAGGTAGTACAGAGAGGTTAGGAAATTTTTCATTCTTTTCAAGACAAACAAATACCATTTATCCACCGAAGTTAGAAGTTGAATGGTACGATACAAAATGGAACACAGGATCTTTATCACCTCTTAGCAAAGCTGAAATAGAGGACTTACAGATTTATATGAAGAATCTAAGGCCTGAATATAAAGAGAAGTCAAAGGCTAAATTTAGATTGGTTGGTAGAGGTAGATATCCAACTAAATCTTATAATAACACATCTTCAGAATACTTGACTTCTAAGTATCTTCCAAGCGGAAGTAAGCTTGTAAAGGATGGTGCTTACTATTCTGTGGTTGATGCTGGAACCGAAGATGTGATAATTCCATTTAGCACTGGTTCACTTATCAGCTGTGATGCTGATGGTAATTATTTCAACCTATGGTTAAATGGGTTACAATCGGAGAGATATTATAAATTTCAATTCAAAGTAGTTAGCGGAAGTAATACCACAGAGGAGATGGTAAACTACTTTGACAATGATTTTACATTCAAAGTTGTGAGATAAAAATGCCGTATACAAAAGAAGAGCTTCAGCAAAATGAGTACTATCAAAATCTCAAAGATGCTGATGAACAAGCATACATACAACAAAGAGAGTTGTATAAGACAAGACCTGTAGCTAACAACAATCCAAATGTCAATGATGGTAGCCTAATCATCAGAGATGAAGCTGGGGTTATGTTGATATTTGAAGATCCTTATACTGGTGAATTTTATGATGATGAAACAACCATAATACCTAAAACTTTAGAAACCGAACAATATAGAATAAACGATAGCATATTGGATGAGGTCTTGGATAGAGATATAATAGAACTATAATGGCAAGTAAACTAACACCCACAGATAAACAATTACTAAGCGCTGGTAATAAAATTCGTATTGGAAACAAACCTTACGAAAATGGATTATTTGGTTCCAATCCAAATAGAGATTTCGTATTAGCAAAGGTTCTGAACTCACAAAATGCTATAATAGAATCTACGATAAAACCATATTCAGAAATAGAGTTGGATGCGGAAGATAAACTTATAATAAGGCCAGTACAAGAGCTAAACAAAAGTGGAATAAAGTCTGGCAGATACAACTTAGAATATAGCTTTCTTAGAAGGCTTGCTGGTAGTGAAGACGATGTTTTAGTAAAAACCGTACCGAATGAACAAGGAAACTTTGATATATTTGAAAACTTGGATGCTATAGAGGTAACAGATGAGGGTATCATATATGAAAAGAAAAACATTTCTGGAGATTATTTTGAGAGGGGACAAGAGCTTCAACTAAAAAGATTAACACTATTGGTAGATGCTGTTTCATCAACAAGAACAGAGGTTAGATTAAAGGCTCAAGAAATAAATGGAAGAAATAATTTTGAAGACTTTTCTAGGTTAGGAGAATCAATAAGAAGGACTACAATCATACCATCCGAAGGACTCATACAATTTGGAACGGAAAATGATAATGGTGATTTTGCCGCAAATACAAATGTCTTAACTTTTAATCCTGAAATAGATGGGTTTTTGTTTACACCAAGAATGGTTGGTGGTACAATCTATATAAACGATGTTTTTCTTGTAGACACAATCACAACAATTCCAACTACTGAGAACAACGTTGTTACCGAACAAGATTCTCTTGTGAGAGACGATCTAGGAAACGTTATAAAGTATGGAGATTCTTATGCTTGGGACAGCAACTTACACGCAAATGCTGTAAAGCCTGTCGGAGAATGGTCGGTTGGATGGATGAGCTGGCTTACAAATAATCCTACTTGGGCAAATTCCGTTCACTTAGGATATTGGTCACATTGGGTACAAGGAGAAGGTCGTGATGGTGGTGTCTGTATGAAGTTTCCAGATATCAACTCATCATTTGCTGAGGAGTATCAACTCTGGCCTTTCGATAACCCACATAGACCTAATATGATTGGACATACTTGGAAGACAGATACCTTATTATCATTGGGTATAAACGCGGGAGACAATATAGTAATTTCTGGTTGGATAAAAAGTAATGTTCCAAATAAATCCCTAAGAATTACGACAAGATACCCAAATGAGTTGCTGGATGAACCTGAACCAAGCAATCCACCTGAAGGATTTTTTGTGGAAGGTGATCCTGCTAA